TTACTTCCTGCTAACATATCTGAAGCATTCTTTAAGAATGACATCATGAATATAAATGCAGAGGATGCGAAACTTAAGATTGGTCAGATGAAGGAAAACTTAAGAGATACCAATCCTGATGCAAATGATGAAGAATTAACAGGTAAAGCTCTTAATATTGCTGTTAGTATGATATGGAAAGATGTTGCTCCACAAGTAGTGGCAGAAATGATTCCTGTTCAACCAGCAATAGCTGATGAAGTTCCTGTAGTAGAAGAAACTCCTGTAGTTGAAGGACCACCTCCTGCACCTGAAGGATATGATATTGTTTCTGATGTAGAAGGTACACCTGCTGTAGAAGAAGTAGTTACTCCTGAAGAAGTTGTGACACCAGCAGAAGAACTTCCTGAAGGATTTATCAATCTAGATGATATAGAAGATGTAGATATCAATAGAACTGAAATGAGAGTTGCACAAGCTATTGATAAACTAGATCAATTCAAACCAGAGAAGTGGGATAAATTAGAAGAAGCTTTTGCTAAAATGCTTCCTCAAATTCCTCTTTACAGAGTTAAGAATATTATCAAAGGTACTAATGGTAGACAGCTTTGGGGTATGTTCCACAATGCTGCTGTATATGTATATGAAGGTGCAGAAGAAGGAACAGCTTACCACGAGGTGTTCGAAGCTGTATGGAAAATGTTTGCTGGACCAGCTCAAAAACAAAATATAATTAATGAGTTCAAATCAAGAAAAGGATCTTTTACTGATAGAGAATCTGGTAAAACTGTAGAATATAAAAATGCTACTGCTTACCAAATCAAAGAACAACTTGCTGAAGAGTTTAGAGAAGCAGTTCTTCTTAATAAGTTAGGTAAACCATTAGAATCAAAAAGTTTAATTGGTAGATTGTTCTCTCAATTGATTGATTTCATTAAATCTTTCTTTACAGGAGAAAATGCTCAACGTAACACTAAAGAGTTGTTTAATAAGATTGGTAATGGCTATTATGCTCAGTTCAATCCTTATGAGGCACAACTGTCTTTAGCTGATTCATATGCTAAGAGAGGTGTAATAGATATTGAGAATGCACAAGCTAATGAAACTTCAGAAGGAAGATCTGCTACAATCCCTGAGATTGAGTTACATGATATTGTTCAACACATGACATTCTTGACATTGACTAAACTTTCATTGAACAATGAGAGTGTATTCACTGTAAACAATCAAGATGAGAAAGAGTTATATCCTTATTTAAAACTTTCTATTCTAAAACTTCTTGCAGGACAAAAGAAATTAAACAATACGTTAGCTGCTGAAGGTAAAACTACTTTAGAGAAGGTGACTAGAATGAATAACAATCTTGATACACTGTCACTTAACATTCAAAAAGAATGGAATGATATTACAGAACAACATAAAGCACATTTAAAAACATTCGATGTTCAGTTTGATGAGAATGATAATGATGTATTGACTGATGAGAACAACTCTGGTAGATCTGATTATCAAAAAGCAGACAAGATAGATACATTTAGAAAAGCTAATGCTGCATTGAAACTTGTATTGAGCACATTACCTGTTACACAAACAGTGAGTGGTGGTAAAGTAGAATGGGTTCCTTCTTCTATAGGTGGAGTTATATTGATGCCTGCTGCTCAAGCACATATTGATTTAACAAATCGTTTACACGATTCTGTTAACTTAGAAGATATGTTCTTAGGTCTTAAGACAATGGCAGAAGGTAATCCAAATTATGCTGCATTGTTTAGACGTATGACAGGTAATTCTCCAGAGGTAGGATTAGATTTGAATACAATAAAAGAACATGACTGGCAGTTAATGACAGCTTTTTGGAAATCTATTAGTAAACAAAATGCTGATGTTATCACTGTGTTTATACAAGACAATGGAGATGTTGTAGTAAGTGATTCAACGTTAAGTAGTGCTGCTAAACAAGCTAAGAAAGAAATGATTACTGATATAATATCTACACTGAAAGAAGATCGATCTAAGTATTTTAGATATGTTCCTTCTACAGGTAAATATTATGCTAAAGATAATCTTAAAGCACTAACCTTTGATGGTAAAGACTTGAAGCAATATATTGACTTTCTTTCTGAACTAGGTATAAACTTTAACATAAGAGACTTACAAGACTTAAAAGAAACTCAGCTTACACAGTTCAAAGAAGCTACTCAGTTCATTAAGACTGAACTTTCTAAAATAGGTGACAAAGTTATTGTTAAAGATGAAGAAGGGAATGATGTAGAAGAAGATACTGCTATAACAACTATCAATACTAAGTCTATGAACATTGATGGGGATTTATTTAGACTGGCAATTGTAAAATCTATTATTGATAACACAGAATTCCAATCTACTTATTTCAATATCAATGGAGAGCGTACACAATCTTATATTGGAAGAAATGTTATCAGTGCTCTACACAATGCTGTGTCTCAAGTAAAAAACATAGAAGAGTTGGCAAACAACCCTAAGTATAAACAATACTCCTATTTAACTGGAGGTAATGATGTATTTGCACAAGGAAGTCAGGTATTGAAAAAACTATTTGATATAGTTGGTCCAGATAGTACAGGTAAACGTAACAAGGGTACTGAAGATATATTAAAACCAGTTCTTGTAGATGGTGTAGTAGATGAGCAAACTGGTAAGAAGAAAGAATCTTCTAAGCTTACATACAGACAAAGAGTTATACAATCAATCAACCTTAATCTAGATGGTGTATATGATAACCTTGTACCTGGAGATGCTGCGTTAGAACATGCTATTAGAATGCATAACGCTAAAGATCCTTTTGTAAAAGAAGAAAACTTATTCAATAAGAACTATCTAGAAATCTTCCAAGACTATTTTATTTCTGAAGTGGAATTGGCTAAAGAGAATAGAAACACAGTGAGTGGTAATGGTAAAGACTTACGTTTCTTCAAAGCTATTCTAGGAGACACTCTTCATAATAAAATTATGAAGGGAGTTAATTCTAAAACAGATGCAGAACAATTATACAATGATTATAAACAAGAAATAAACTCTGCAGTAGAACAGTTTATCAAAGAAGAAACTGAAGATGTAGAAGACTTATTACGTACATATGATATTGTTAAAACAGAAGAGGGAGTAATCAAGGTGGATAAAGTTGCTCTTGCTAAAGAAGGAGAGGTACTTACGCAAGCTGGATTAACTATGAAGCTTAAGGCATTAAGTATTAACTATATGATAGCTAATATTGAGATGCACAAACTTATCTATTCTGATCCTTATCAGTATAATGATGAGCTTAAACGTATCAAAAACTTCAATTCTCCTGGACAAGATTTAGTACCTAGTTCTCAAGAGGTAAATTCTACATTGGATAGACTATACAATAAAGGATATAAAAAAGGAGACCTTGGATGGACTGATATGATCAAAGATCATTTTAGATCTGTAACGTTAAGTGATGTATTAAGTACTAACGAAAACTTAGGATATGACAAAGCTTATGAAGAAACTGATGGTGGAGGATATATTACTATCAAAGGAGTTAGAGTTTTTAAACTAAGAGATGGTTCTTGGACTTCAGCTAACGAAAGACAATATAGATTTGACATAGCTTTTGAAGAGTTAGTTAAATCAGGAGCTAGTAAAGAAGCTATCCAAAAGTTTCTAAAAGGAAATCCAAAGGTTAAAGACACTTACACACCTATCAAACCTATTGTTAGAGGTAATAAAGATAATGGTAGAACATACAATGATGTTGTATTACACAAGTTTGCACTTACACCTTTATCGTTTAGAGTGCTATATGAAATAAATCCAAACTCTAATGCTATCAAGTTGTATAACAAGATGCAGAATGAGAACATTGACTATGCTGTCTATGAATCAGGAAGTAAAGTGGGTACAGAAAAAGTTTCTCCTTTATATGATCAAGATGGTAACTTTGATGAGACACCATTCCAAGATGCTAGAGAGCTAAAAGGTAATCTACCTGATAACTTTAAAAGAGCTGTAAGTAACATACCATTCTCTATTGTAGCTGTACAATCAGAAGTTCCTTCTAAAGATGCACCAGAGGTGACACAGGGATCTCAGATTACTAAACTAGCCACAATGGACTATTTACAATCTGGTGTACCTGTTGACTTTATGCCAGAGCTTCCTACGTTCGAACAGAGATTCTCTAAATGGTTAGAGCTTGATGATAAGTCAAGTTATAATGGTGGTAACAATATATATAATGAAATCAAAAACAATCAAGAGTTGCTAGAGGCTAGAATTCAAGATGCTGTTGATACATTATATAAGAAGTTAGGAATCAAAGAAACTGTTGATGCAGATGGTAAAAAAGGTTTTGTTATAAATGATAAAGCAAAACTAATCAAAACATTAAAAGAAGAGATTGGTAAAAGAGAAATCAACTATAACATCACTGACGCTCTTGATGGATTTATAAAAGGAGACGTAGTACTAGAAGCTACACCTATCTACCAACAAGTTAGAAACATTCTTTATTCTATTGCTGATAAAACTATTGTACGTCCTAAGATTAATGGTGGACTTAAAGTTCAGGTTACCTCTGCATTATTGGAATCTGTTAAAGCTAAAGGAGAACCTATATTAGATGCAAAAGGTAACCCTACATTTAATAAAGATGGCAGTCCTAAGATTGCGTATGCTTCTACTGAACTAGGATTTTATAAGAATGAAGATGGTAAGAGAGTTTGTGAGATAATGCTTGGTAGATGGTTTAAATCTAATAAAACAGATGCTGAGTTAATGGATTATTTCAACAATGATCCTGTAGGTAAGAAAGAATTTGCAGCTCTTATGGGTGTAGCATTTCGTATTCCTACTCAGAAACAAAACTCTATTGATGTATTTAGAATTGCTAGGTTCCTTCCTGAAGATTTTGGTGACTCAGTAATTATTCCTTCAGCCCTTGTTAAGAAAGCAGGATCTGACTTTGACATTGATAAGTTGTCCATCTACTTAAAATCATTATATGAAGATGGTAAAGGTTATTTAAAAGTGATTCCTTTCCTTGGATATGGTCAACAAGCTAAAAATAGGTTTGGAGAAATGTACGAAAGAGACATTAAAGACCAACTTGATAAACTTGTAAAGTCTGAAAGCTTTAGAGAAGACCTTTTTGATTTAGCCAATGCATTAGATAATGATGACATACTAACAGCTACTCAACAAAAATTCTATGATGATAACTCTAAAGTTATTAATCTAATAAAAGAACAAGCAGAAGCTAACGAAACTTCTTTCAGTAGCTACATGCTTGATCAAATTGTAGCAGTAGGTGCCAAAGAGAAAAAGTTAAATGAAAAACTACTAAATCAAAATCTAAAAGAGCAATACATAGATAGTATGTATAAGAAATCTTTAGAGAATGCATATATAACATCTCTAGAAAACCTTATATCTAATCCATTAAACTATGACAACTTAGTTAAACCTAATGATGCTAAACCATTAAAAGATCTTTCTGATAATATTCAAAAAGAAATGGGTTATGAAAAAGGAGAGTTTGGTGGTGTACGTAACATGTTAAGTAGAAGATTCATGTCTAACTTAAGACACTCTTTCGTAACAGGTAAAGATGCTATTGGTATTGCTGCACAAGCACAAGTAGGACATGCTCAAAGACAACGTAGTGTTGTATATGTTGATACAGATAGATTAGAAGGTGATTTGATTGATGATGTAGATAAAACTATCCTTGGTAATGATCCAACTTCTGAGTTGTTTGCTACAGATACTGATATTAATTTTGAAGAGTACAACTCTGCAATCATTAATGGTAGATTAAGACCAATGCTTTCTTGGATTAAGAATAAAGCAGGAGAGTATATATCAGATATCAATGGAATGTTTATTGATGGATATGTGGATATCTCTAAAGGTGACTGGATTATGAAGTTAGGAGCAACTCCTAATACAGCATCTACATGGTTGTTCCTTGCTGATCTTGGTGTGCCTATTAAAACTGTAGGATACTTCATGAATCAACCTATCATTAGAGATTACTTACGTGCTATAGAAAACAAAGGATACTCTTGGTTATATATCGATGATATTATAGCTGATAAGTTAGATGACTACTCACCTAGTAAATCTTTTATAGAATCAGGAGCAAGCGTAAAAGCTATTCCTTCAGAGAAGAAGTTATTTGACATGCTTCAGTATAATAAAAAAACACCTAAGAAGGAGATGAGTGATCTTCAAAAGCTTCAACAACAATATATGTTGAAAGAGTTCTTGAAGTATGCTAAGATGGCTTCTCACATGTTTGATGTTTCAAGAGCGTCCAACTATGATACAGCTAACATCAATGACCCTTATCTAGTGTTCAAGAAAATAGTACAACTAGCTAAAGCTAGAAAAACTATTATTTCATCTGTAGATGATATCATCAATGGATCGTTCATAAAAGAATTGAAAGATAAGATATTTGATTACAGAGACGCATTCTCTGAAATACTAATGTCAGACTATGGTAATGTACGTACTGTATTAGAAGATGTTCTAGAACCTTATGTAGAACTATCAGATAGAGACTTTGTTAAGCTTTCTCAAAAAGCTGTAAATGATCTTTTTGATTGGGCTGTACAAACTACTTCTAGAACAGGGGTGCCTTTGAATACAAAGGTGGCCAGAATATTGTTAGGTACAGAGACAGAAAAATCTGCAGCAGAACAAATTATTGACTACAAAGACTCTATATTAGGTAACCCATTAAAAGGAATACAACCTAAACCTGAACATCCTTTATTCAATAACATCATCCTTAGATCTCTTTCAGTAAATCAAGATGATAGAAATGGTGGTAAAAAAGGTAAGGTGGTTAACTTAGAGATTGATGGTAGAGACAATAAGGTGGCTGATCAAAATCTTACCATCTATGGATTCAATGAACTTAGAGAAGCATTACGTGCTGAAGATAACTTAAAGCTTTATGGTAGATTTACTAGACTAGCTTTATTACAATCAGGATTGACTAACTCTCCTATATCATTTACTAACCTTCTTCCTTATGAAGATTTCAAAGGATTATACAATGAGACATTGTCTATATTAGAAAAATTACCTAATTTAGCAGAGTTCAAAAAGGTGAATGTACTTGAAAGAGGTAACTGGAATAACAGTGATGTATCTAAATATAAAAGAGCTACATTGTATTTTGGTAAGAAAAAAGATGGAACAACTTATGTTTCTAATCTAGATATAGATACATTAATCAAACCATTGAAAACTGCAGTGAGAAATAATGTTATTCCTAAGTTAGTTGGACTTAGTCCAATGTCAGAAGCTGGTAGATCAGACTTTATTGTTTACTCTTACGAAGACTTTATTTCTAATGAGAAAAGAATACTTAGAAGAAAGACTGGTAACACAGATCACCAACATAAAATGTTAATGCAGAAAGTGTATACGATGGAGAATAACAAACGAGTTCCTTTGATGCATATTACAGAAAAGGAAAACAAAAGAGGAGAGCTAGTAATATATAAGAAGTATGTATACAAAGCAATCAATGCTTGGGGTGATTCATTCAGAGCACAGGAGTTTTACACAACAGGACAACAATCAGTCTTAGATAATGGATTTGATAAAGTGGCAAATGAAGTGGAAGATAGTGTGATTGTAGATATATACAAAGGTGGAGGTGTTACATCTACAGGTGCTGTTACTGTTACAGAACCTGTAAGTGATGTTATAGATAGCTCTAAAAAGATTAACATCTATGCTGGTACAGGAGAGAATGCTGAGTTAAGTAATTTTGCTATAAGACCTTTTGTTCCAAATGCAACAAAAGCAATTCTTGGTGAATCTGCAACTATTAAATTTAATACAGTAGAAGGAGCATTTCAAGCTGCTAAAGTATTGTATACTAATAATCTTTCAAAAGAAGATAATGACTTTAATAAATCTATTGTAGGCGAATTGCAAACAGCAACTGGAGCAGAAGCTAAACGTTTAGGACAACAAATAAAAGGACTAAATTCTTCAGAATGGGATAAAGTTTCTGCTAATGTAATGAAAGATTTAATGAGTGCTTCGTTTGAACAAAATCCAGATGCTCTTAATAATCTTCTTGCTACAGGTAATGCTGAACTTACTCATACACAAGACAAAACTAAATGGGCTAAAGAGTTTCCAAGATTACTTATGGAAGTAAGACAAGAACTTAGACCTAAACAACCTGTAAGTAGTGAAGTTAAAGGAAGTATAAAAATGCAACCTGATAACATTGCTAAAATAAAAGCAGGCACAAAAACTATTACTAATAGAACTGAAAAAGAAAAATTAGAAGATGGTGTATATACACTTCCTGATGGAACTAAAGTAGAAGTAAAAAGTTTAGGACTAACTGATGTTCAATATATTGGTGACAGTATATTAGTTGATTCTGAAACAGGTAAATCTTGGTCAGGTGATGACTATGCTAAAGCTGAAGGATTTAAAGATTGGAATGATTTTGAAAAGAATAATAAGTTCTCAGCTAACTTTATAAATGGTACACAAAGTAGATATGTTTATTCTATAAAAACTGTAAGTGAAAAACCTGAAGAAAAAGTTAAAGTGGATAATTCTACACTAAAAGATGGTGATGTAGTATATGATAAACTTGGAACTAAATTTATCTTTAGAGGATTGAGACAACCTGGTCAAACAGGTGAAGGTTCTCCAAGACTTGAAAGAACAGATGGTACAGGAGAAATTGCAATCCCAGGAGCAAACATTGAGTTATTCAAAGCGTCAATTACAAAACCTGATAGTATATCACAAGAAGAATGGGATGGCTTATCTCAAGAAGAAAAAAACAAAATAAACGAATGTTAATATGGCACATTGCGTAAACAGAAGCTCACCAGAGTTCAAAGCATTAGCTGAACAATCCAATATGAATCCAATAATTCTTGCTGCAAAGGTTTCTTTGTGGCAGGAAAAGAATGGATTGGATAAGTTTCCCACTTCACCAGATGTAATGTTTCAATCAGAAGACATGCCTGCATCTAGAGCTTCAGAAGAAACTGTAGCTATGATGAGACAAGCTGCTGAAGAAATGGGTATTGACATTCAAGACTTACTTGATTATGCTAAAGCTAATCCTAGTATAAATGTAACTAATGTAAATGGACTTGCTGACCTTATGAAAGGGGCAGTGGCTATTGCACAAGGTAAAGAAAATGTAGCATTGGTTGAGGAGATAGTTCACCTTACAACAGCTATGTTAGAACAAACTGATCCAAAGCTTATAACAGAACTTATCAGTAAGATAGATAGATTCAAAATCTATAAGCAAGTTTTGGATGTTTATAGTAAGAAGAAAGAGTATCAGCTTGCTAATGGAAAACCTAACATTAGAAAGATAAAGAAAGAAGCTGTGGATAAACTTATATCTGAGGTGGTAGTTTATCAATCTGAGGGCTCTACAGAATATCCTGAGCTAATGGAAGAGAAGACTAGAAACATGATTCAGAAGTTATGGGAAATGATTCTTGATAAACTTAGAGGTGTGTATAGAAAATCTAACATTGATATATTCCAAACAGCAGGGACAATAGTTAAATCTGGTAAAGCTGGTACAGTTGCTGATATAAAAACTGAAGGTATATATTTTCAAGCAGATGAGAGTGTAACAAATAAAATTACTAACTTCTGGAACAAGGCTAGAGAGTATTCTAAAGAGATGATACTTAACCCTGAGATAAAAGATGCTCAAGGAAACATCACTCAAAAAAGACATTACACCTTCAAAGGAGAAAAAGTATTTACAACTATCACAGAGAAGATTAAAAAGAATAAAAAGTTTCCAGAAAGAACACCTGAACAACAGGCTGTAGATGATGAAAAGAAAGAGTGGGGAGATGCTGGTCACTTATTCCAACAAAAAGATCTTGAAACTAACTTTATAGATAAAGCTACAGGGTTTGCTTATGCAACACCATTGAACAATAGAATAGATTCAAAACTTCCTTTGGAAATACAAAAACAACTACACAACTTCAACAGAGAGTTGGTAGCAAGTTATCCTCCTGGAACAAGATTTCTTATAGAGGAAATGGTAGTCAACCTTAAAGAAAAAGGTATGATTGGATCCACTGTGGACTTTAAAGCTATTTATCCTGTACAGAAGAAAGATGGAAGTTGGGACATGAAGATTGATAATCTTGACTGGAAATTCACCACTGTAGATAAAACTAAGTATGATGACATATCAAGAGACAAGATAAAGGACTGGGTTCCACAAATGGGACAGTTTGTTGCTATTGATTATACATATGGTGCTAACCAAACTCAAATAGGTAAAGCTCGTATGATTCCTTTTATAGTTAACTATGATTATAGAATACCAGGAGATAAGAAATCTGGACTAGTTCCTAAAGAATTAGAGATAGGTAAACTTGATTCTCTTAAAGAAACTAATCTTTACTTACTTCCTGTACCAATCTTATCTGAAACTACAGGTAACGAACAGGTAGATAAATTAATTACATCTTTACAAGCTCAGTGGGATAAACTATATAGTAAACCTATGACCTCTGAAGGAAAAGATAAAAGAATTGCTGACCTATCTGAATTGAGTAAAGCTATTCGTTTCTTGCATTTAAAGCTTGATTTTGAACCATTGGTTAACGTTGGTAAAACATTCTTAAACAATGCTGCAGATACACTAAAAGGCTTTAAAGATATAAAGTTTGCAGAACTAAATGATGAGGAATTAAGTAAGAAGTTGGAAGACTTGATTGCTTATGAAGAAGGAGCAAAAAAGTATGCAGATTTAGATGAAACATTCCTATCATACTATCCTAGAAAAGAACTAACTAAAGAAGGTCAAAAGATAGTGAATGATCTTACTAATATAGGAAGAGCTACAGAGAATATGCTTAAAGAGATAAATGATTTACAAAAGCAATTCGTTGTAGAAATAGCACTAAGAGAGAAGTTTACAACAGAAGATACTAAAGATTCTATATTAGATGCAGAAGCTACTATTGTTGGTATGGAAAAATCTTTTGCAGAAGGAAGTAAACTATCTTCTAAGGTGATAAACCTAGCTGTTAATTTCATAATGGTGGCTAAAAAGCTTGTAGATGGTAGAATTAGAAAGCAGATTAAACAATTTGGAGATGTACTTCTTCCTTTAGAGCAAGAAGCAAGAGCTAGAGGGATGAAAGCTTTTGATATGATAGCTACAAAATCTGATCAAGGTCTTTCTCTTATTAAAAAGATTAACCCAGAGTTTTGGAAAAAAGTTAATAAAGCTAAAGAGGATAAGAACAAACAATTCTTCTTAGACAACATAAAACTAGATGAGTACAATGCTCTTGCTAAAACAGCTATGGAGCAAAGAATAATCGATGCTAGTAAAAGACAGTATGCTTCAGATCCAGAAACTAATGAACGATATAAAGAATATGCTATCCAAGCTGTAAAGAATGCATTAGATATAACTAGTGAGTCTTTTAATGGATATAATGACAGAACCTTTGGGTATTTGTTTAGCAAGTCTTTCAAAGAAGAGAAAAACTATTCGAAAGAATACTTAGAGATGTCTAAGAGTAAAGCAGCTTTAGATGTTTGGAACTTTTTCACAAAACTAAATGAAAGAGCAGAAGCAATGGGTTACCTTGGTGAATATCAAGACTCTTTCTTCCCATTAATGGAAGCTACTATATTAGAGAAGTTTTATCAAACTAGTAATATAGGAGCACAAACAAAAGATTTCTTCCAAGATTTTTATAAGATAAAGGTTAATGAGGAACAACAGTTTTCTAAACTTGATCCTGAAACAGGTAAAGTTAAAAAGATTATCCCTAAATACTTTACAAGAACAGATAAAGCAGTAGAACAACTCTCTACAGATCTTAACAAAGTGGGTAGTCTTTGGATTAAATCATTAGAAGAATACGAGAGCAAGAGAAAACTAGAGAGTGTATTGGTTACATTACAGTCTGTAGAAAAAGCCAAAGGAAGTCTTGTAATGGAGAATGGTAGAGTGGTATTTGAAAATGAAATACCAAAGATTAATCTTGCTGAGAATAAAAATGCTGATCTTTTACAAGTTATAATAGATGATGAGATATATGACTTAAGAGAAAATCAAAATTCATTAGGTAACATTGCTATTTCTGCAGTGTCTTCTAAACTAGGTAAGACACAAGAAGGTGAAGAGAAATGGGAAGTGGGTACAAAGAAAGTGATAGCTACAGGAGACACATGGGTACAAGCATTAGCTGTAGGTCTTAAACCAGCAATTGCTATAGCTAACTGGTTTGGTAATCAATTCTTAGCTTTTATACAAGCAGGAGGTTATTACAATTTCTGGGGTGACTTTGAAAAAAATAATGTTAGAGTTTGTACAGGTCAAATGTCTACCATAGAAAGAGGACTTCTAGATCTTATACATCCTTTAAATGAAGATGTTACAGAAGAACAAAGAAGAAGTCTTGCATGGAAACAAGGATTTATTGAATATCTTTCTACATGGTCTTTTACAGATGTGATGCAAATCACTAACTCTTTCCCTGAAAGAAAGTTACAATACGTTAATGCTTTAAGCTTTATTGATAACTCAATTGTAATTAATGGTGAGATTCGTAACATAAGAAAGTATCTAAAAGAACAAGATAGAAAAACTAAATATAATCTATCTCCCACTGAAAGAAAAGCATTGGAATCTACATTTGAAAAGAGAGTGACAGAATTAAAAAATTCTCCAAATGCTTTAAAGAACATAGCGAAGATAGAAAATGGAGAAACAGTTATACCAGGTGTGAGTGATTTGAATATTGCTAAGTTTAGTTTACAAGTAACAGAATATGGTAGAACATTAAATGGACAAATGAGTTCTACTAACAAAGCTGATTATAGAAGAGATACTATGTTCAGTTCATTCATGATGTTCAAAAACTGGATACCTAAATTAGTTACTGGTAGAGCAATGGACATTAAAAAGAATGTTGAACTTGATACTTGGGAGTATGGAAGAACAAGAGCATTCTTTAAGACAGTGGCATTTTTAGGTAAGTCTAACATAACATCGATGATTGATGTTATTAATGGTACTGAGAAAGGCCTTAAGATATTAGATCAGCTATTGGAAGCTAAGAAAATAGAACATTACAAAAAAACTGGACAAGAGTTAGAGATAACACAAGAAGAGTTTTATGATCTTATGAGAGAGCAGCTTTGGAACCAATCTAAAGAACTTGGGTTATTACTTGGAACATTAGCTTTGGTATTTGCAGCAGCTGCAGCAGAACCACCAGAAGATGCAACAGATGAAGAAAAGAACAAATATAAATGGTGGGCTAAAACTATCAATAAAATATCTGATGAGGTGTCATTCTATTACAATCCTATATCTTTTGAATCTATAGGTAAAGGAAGTTTAATACCTTCTGTTGGTTTATTATCTAAAGCTTTTACAATGGTAGGACAGGTTTCATCAGAAGGATATGGTATGGCTACAGGTGATGAACAAATGATGAAAGAAGCTCATGGTTTAAAATATACACTAAACATAATTCCAGGACTATCACAAATTCAAACTGAAGTTCTTCCTTATCTATATCCTGAATTAGCTAAAGAGATGGGAATAAGAGTTACTGCTGAAGCTAGAAGATAAGAACGCTATATTATATCATTTATTTGATATACCCCCTTTCAAAATACATAATTAATAATTAAATTTGCTCACATGAGAACAGCTGCAATTTGCCCAACCTGTGCTACGTATGAGAATGCTAAATGCATTATATACAATGGCCCAATTCTTACTAATATAAATGTAAATCCTTTAGAGGATCTTGAAACTATATTAGCTAAGATTAATAATAATTTTGTACCAAAATTTGGTACCACTGCTCCTAGCATATCTGCTACATATCTAGGACAAACTTATTTAAATACAACCACAAAGTTGCTATACTTTGCTAAAGCTGTAGGTACAGGAGCTTCTGATTGGAGTCTTGTATTAACAACACCTATTGTCACTCCTGAGTATGCTAACAATTCAACTGCAATATTTGCTGGTTTAGTTCCTGGACAAATATATCGTACAGGAGATCTTCTTAAAATAGTTCATTAACAATTCATTGCTCCCTAAATGAAAACATTTCTTTTACAACTATTAACAGCCCTACTTTTATTCTTTGCACCAATTCAACAGTTAGTTATAGTTGTAGGTCTAGCCATCTTGTGTGACACATTCACAGGTATTTATAAATCAGTTAAATTAGATGGATGGAAATCTATTCGTAGTAGAAAGTTATCAAACATAATAAGCAAAATGGTTCTTTATGAGGTGGCAATTATTGTTCTCTATCCAATTGATAAATTTTTATTGAACGAACTATTACTAAACATTGTTTCAGTTCAATACTTTTCTACAAAAGTTGCATGTGTTCTTCTTATTCTTGTAGAACTAACATCAATTAAAGAAAACATAGAAGAAGCTTTAAAGATTGACATCTGGAAAACATTAAAAAACTTTATCAAAAGAGCAAAAGAAGTATCAAACAACTACGATGAAATCAAAAATTAATATGAAATATGTTTAGTACAAATAATATATACATAACAATACTTGCTGTAGCAATGGCAATGATATGCATAATAAGTGCTATCTATTATGTAAACAAAATATTCTCAGATAACACACAAGAGATTTTAGTTAGATTTATACTATTAGTATTTACAGCTTTAGTTAGTGTGTTTGTAGTAGATAAAGTGATAGCATTTGGTCTTCCTTTGTTATCTGATCATCAAAATGATCAACTATTTGACTTAATAAAAACCCTTACCTTAATGATATTTAGTTATTATTTTGGTACTAAAAAAGAAAAAAATGGAACTGAGTAAAAACTTAACATTAGCAGAAGTAACAAGAAGTGAAACTGCAAAGAGAAAAGGGATTAGCAATATGCCAACTCCAGAACACATTGAGAACTTCAAGAAGTTAGCTGAGAATGTATTCCAACCAATTAGAGAACACTTTAAAGTTCCTATTCACATCTCATCAGGGTACAGAAGCAAGGCTCTTAACACTGCTATTGGAGGAAGTTTGTCTTCACAACATTGTCAAGGTGAAGCAATTGACATCGATATGGATGGAACATCAATAACCAATGCTCAAATATTTAATTACATCAAAGATAACTTAAACTTTGATCAACTTATTTGGGAATTTGGTACATCATCTAATCCTGA